GGAGCCTCGATGCTTGAGCAGACTTCTGTCACCAGCTCGGACTTCAACACCGTTAAGGCGCTGGTTCAGGGTGAAATCTCCACATACATGGGCTTTACTTTCCATGTTTTGGGTGACCGCACTGAAGGCGGCCTGCCAATCGATGGCTCCTCGGATCGCACTCTGTACGCATTCCACAAGGACGCTATCGGCTACGCAGAGGGTATCGCTCCTCGCACCGAGATCAATTACGTCCCCGAGAAGACCAGCTGGCTGGTTAACGCTTTGTTCTCGGCTGGCTCGATTGCTATCGATTCCGAGGGTATCGTCAAAATCACCGCCCGCGACACTGCGGCTGCGGCTTAATAGGAGGCTCTCATGGCTTACGATGCAGCAGGCTTTACGGCCTACAGTGCTTCCAAGCGAGGCAACGCTCCGTCGATGTACGGCTACAAAACAGCCGATGCTATCGCGGATGTCAACACCAGCGGTTATTTTAACTCGCTGGCCAACACGCTTGAAGTTGGCGATGTTATCCACTGTGTGACTTCGACCGGCACGACCGCCGTTGTCACTCTGGTGTATGTCGTTTCCAATGCTTCTGGCGTTGTGGATGTAACTGACGGCACCACGCTGTCAGCTACTGACGGCGACTAAGTAGTCACCATGTAGTGTCAAGGGCTGGTCTTTTCGGAGATCAGCCCTTTCTCACATTAAGAGGTTGCAAATGGCAGCAGGCGATACTGGAGTTTCAATTTGCTCTGACGCGCTGATTATGTTGGGCGCGAAGGCAATCACGTCTTTCAACGATGGGACAGACGAAAGCTCAGTCTGCGACCGCCTGTATCCAGACATTCGGGATTCGACCCTGATGATGTATCCGTGGTCATTCTCAATGAAGAAGATTGCTCTGGCTCGCTTGGTGACGACGCCTACTAGCTTTTGGAAATACGAATACTTGCTGCCGGGCGACCGCCTCGGCAACCCACACTCAGTGCGTGACAGCGCCGCCATTGGCAACTTTATCAGCGCCGAATGGGAGATTCAGGGCGACAAACTGCTGACCAATCTGGAGGCGGTTTACATTGACTATCAGTACCAGACGCCTGAGTTTGCAATGCCGCAATACTTTGTGCAGCTGCTGAAATACATGGTTGCCTGGCACATTGCAGAGCCTATTACCGAGCAGGGCGAGAAGACTTCCCGCTGGCGGCAGGTCGCCGTTGGGGAGCCCAGCGAAAATGGTCGTGGTGGGTTTTTCCGGCAGGCCGCAGTTATTGATGGAAAGAATCAGCCGGTTCGCGTGATCGAGGATTACACACTTGTTGCTGTGAGGAACTGATGCGCTTTGTTGACTTCCAGACCAACTTCAGCACCGGCGAGCTCGACCCGCTGTTGCGTGCGCGGGTTGATCTGCAGCAGTATGCCAATGCGCTGGCCAAGGCAACCAATGTCCTGATCCAGCCGCAGGGTGGTCTGCGCCGTCGCCCAGGCACAAAGCATATTCTTGAGCTGCCAAACACCAGCACGGCATCTGCCGGCAATGGCGTGCGTTTGATTCCGTTTCAGTTTTCCGTGGATGACAGCTACATGCTGTGCTTTACGCACAATCGCATGTACATCATCAAGAACGGTGTAGTGCAGGCCAACATCAATGGCAGCGGAAACAACTATCTGACAACGACAATCGGCTCCAGCATTGTCGATGATATGTGCTGGACACAGTCGGCTGACACTCTGATTGTCGTGCATCCTGACCTGCAGCCAGTGCAGATCCAGCGCACCAGCGATACAGTCTGGACGGCTACCGCCATCACATTTGACGCGATTCCGAAATACGCATTTAACATTGACTTTCATACTAATAACGGATCGACGCTGACTCCGTCTGCCGTTTCCGGCAACATCACGCTAACGGCCTCTACAACGCACCATGACAGCGGCGCAGCTCAAGCTGGCACCAGCACCACCATCACACTTAAATCGACAGCCAGCGCTACGGATGACGTCTACAACGGTATGTATGTGACGATTACAAGCGGCACAGGTTCTGGCCAGATCCGTTTGATTGAGGATTATGTTGGCAGCACCAAGGTAGCAACAGTTGCAACGGCGTGGACTACTGCGCCAGACTCAACCAGCAATTACCAAGTAACCACCTGGACAACCGAATCGGTCAATCAGTATGTCAATGCCAGCCCACAGGGTCGCGCTAGGATTGTGAGATATATATCGGCCACGGTGGTTGAGGCTGTAACTGAGTATCCTTTCTTTAACACGACAGCAATCGACGCTGGCCGCTGGGAGCTTGAGCACAACTACGAGGATGTCTGGTCTGCAAGTAGAGGCTGGCCGAGGTCGGTAAGTTTTCACGAAGGCCGGCTCTACTTTGGCGGCAGCAAGTCGCGGCCATCAACTATTTGGGGCAGCAAGATTGGATTGTTTTTTGAGTTTGTCCCGAATGAATCATTGGATGACGATGCGGTGGAAGCCACGCTGGACACCAACGAGCTCAACGTCATTACCGACATTATCAGCTCGCGTGACTTTCAGGTGTTTACAACTGGCGGTGAATTTGTCGTGCCGCAGCAGGGAACCGAGCCGATCACGCCGCTGACATTTACTTTCAAGAACGTCAGCCGCAACGGCATCAAGCCTGGCACCCGCGTGCAATCCGTGGAGTCTGGCTCTGTGTTTATCCAGCGCCAGGGCAAGTCGCTCAATGAGTTTGTGTTTACTGATGTTCAGCAAACCTATGTGACACAGCGTATCTCATTGCTGTCTGGCCACCTGCTAAAAGGCCCGCAGAGGATCGCATTGCGCCGTGCGGCGAGCACCGAGGAAGCCGACCTGCTGTTGATGACCAACACGGATGACGGCAGCATGGCGGTATTCTCAATGATGAGAAGCCAGCAGATAACGTCGCCATCCGAGTACACCACCGACGGCCAGTTCGTTGACGTCGGCGTGGATGTCACGCAAATTTACTGTGTAACCAAGCGTGTATTTAATAGTGTAACCAGATACTTTATTGAGCGCTTCCAGGATGATCTGTATACCGACTGCGCGTTTGTTGGCAGTGCTGCTGCCAGCGCATCTGGTTTGCCACATATAGGCAAATCGTTGAACGTCATTACTGATGGCGTGCCGCAATCTAATGAGACTGTCAGCGGTGGTGGATCGGTGACATTTGACCGGGCATCGATCACCAACTATGAGGTTGGCCTGCCTATTACTGTCTACGTCAAAACCATGCCTGTTGAGATTAAGTTGCAGACCGGCAGCCGGGTGTCGTTTAAGAAACGGATTGTTGAGATCGCGGCGGTGCTGGAAGAAACGCAGAACCTTGTAATCAACAATCAGCCGGTAGCATTTAGGTTGCTGGATAATCCTTTGCTGGACGATCCAGAGCCGATCTTTACTGGCATCAAGCGGGTCAATGGCGTGCTGGGATACAGCCGGGAGCAGGCCATTGAGGTATCGCAAAACCTGCCGCTCAAGATGAATTTGCTCGGCCTCGATTACCGCGTGGCTGTTCATTCGGGGACATAAAAAATGGCTGATGACATTACGTCAAGTTACTACCAAACAGCTGCTGCATCTGCAGCTGCGGCAGCTCCGTCGAATGCTGCAGCTGCAGCCAGCGGTTTGAGTGGCGGCATGATTGTTGCCGGAGCTGGGCTGATTGCATCTTACGGTGCGGCACAGGCACAGCAGGCCGCTGCTATCCAGCAGCAAACCGGATATCTTCTGCAGGCACGCGACAATCTTGCGGTTGCTGAGGTTCGCGCAGAAATGTCGCAGCAATATGCTGCGGTTCAATCTGGCAGGATTTTAAAAAAAGCAGAGATTGAAGCGCGGAATTATCAGATTGCTGGCAACCAGTTATTGAAAAATTTGCGGTCTGTAAATGCCACAGCTAGAGCCAGAGCGGCCGCCAGTGGCGTCGCATTTGGCGAGGGAAGCACCGCAGCGGTTCAACTTGAGAATGTTCGGAATACAATGTTTGATGTTGGGATTACTGATCTGAATGCTTTAACTGCCAGGGTGCTTGGTTTTGAGGACGCGGCTGCAATGCTGCAGTCAACCGAATATCAAAACTTCTTGAATGTATTTGCGGCACAGCGCCAAGCTGGGCAATATACTCAGGCAGGCGCGGCGGCTCGACAGCAAGGTGGATTACTTGCTTCGGCGACATTGACTCGCGGTGCAATTGATTTTGCACAAACTGCATACAGAGGCTAAACAATGGCGACAAGGATTGAATCTCGAGGAATTCAAATATCGGCACCGGGTGGCGCCCCAATGGAGCGCGTTGTCCCGCAGCAAGTTGATTACATGGTTGCCGCCAGAGAAGAGGCACGCGGCCCAGCCTTAATGGCTGACATCCTTGACCGCATGTCGCAAAGCGTATTTGGCATGGCACGCGAAATGGCACAACAAGAGGCATTTCAATTTGCGGCCAGCAACCCAATTACCGATAGGCAGTTGCAGCTGGCCAAAGAAGGTATGCCATCGGCAATCCCTGGGGTTGGCAAACTTTCAAGTCAAGTCACTGTATTTGGCAAGGCGCTGCAGAAAGCACGCACCCTTGAGCTGTCCGGTCATTTTGAAGTTGAAGGCCGAAATGAACTCACAAGATTATTAGTTGACATACAAAACGGCAAGGCTAAATCACAAGACGTTGCCGCCAAAATCACAACTTTGACAGATGGATATGCCAAATCATTGGCGCAGATTGATGGCGAAGCTGCTATTAAGTTTCGCGCAACAATGGCCACGCATGGCAATACAGTTTTAAATGCTGCAT